TAACACATGAGATTAGAAAACGAAAAACCAGTATCAGAAGTAGAATTAGCTATTGAACAAATTTTAGTTGAACAAGGATTTAATATTAATGAAATCCAGTTCCGTGGTGATGATCGTTATTTGAGAGTTGGATATTGGAAAAGTTTAGACCGTGAAACTTTATTCAAACTAGGAGATCTGATTGGAGAAGAAATACCTATGTATGATGATGATTGTGGATGGTTGTTCTGTTATTCACTGAACCATTAATACCTCCTGTTTGGCCTCGTCCGGCCCTGATGTTATATTTAGCCATAATTAAAAAATTAAAACACATGACAAAGAAAGAAATTAAAAACACAATCAACAAAGCAGTTTACCAATTTGTAGAATCACTTGGTTATCAAGTTTCAGATGATGCTGATGGTTCGTATGTTACATTCTCAAAAGACAACTTCAAGACATATGATGATACAATCGACTATCATCGCTCACATCAAGAATGTTGTGTTCTGAATTACGCGTGTGATGAAAGCAAAGCCGATGCTAAAAAAATAGATGAATTTGTAACTGCATTAAAAGCAGATATTGAATTCAAGAAGGCCATTATGGAAGGTGATGTTGAATAATAGTTTGGCCTCCCAAAACATAAACATTATATTCAGTAATAATTAAAAATAATAAACACATGAAAAAAAGTATCGCATTCAATTTCGCACTAGTAGTATCATTCGCCGCTTCAATGACTGGCATGTTGGTTTCAATCATTGCCGAGAGCAATGAGTTACTAGCTATGTTCTCGGTTGTTAGCGTAGCAATAGTTGCCGCAGCAGTGTCTGTGTGGGTTGAGAAATGATCCCACAGCCTTACTCGTGTATACGGTACATATATATACGGTACAATCATAATATACTCCCATACGCGTTGATGTCCATATACGGTAGTGCTTGATAGTCCTGTGCGAATGAACACAAATCAGATCGTAAACGATCTATGCGCATCGATTGTATATACATATATATGCTCCCATCACACACCCACATTTTCAAAATACCCCTTTGCATCACAAATGGTAAAACCCAAAATCTCTCTTTTTAAAAATCTTTTGGCATCGACATAGTATATACTTATATTCAGATATATGGAAACAGATAACTTAAGAGAATATTTTGTAGCAGCAGCGGTACAAGGTTTGTGTGCTAACCCAAATTTAAAAATGGGTAACAGAGCAATTGTTAACCAAGCATTTACCATAGCAGATTTATGTGTAGAAAAATTTTCATCATATGACACCGATACAACAACTTATCCGAGTAGCAACTCGTAATACTCCCTCCGAAACAGGAATGTGGGTAGCAGAAAACCTAAGTTCTCTCACCCAACGTGAAAGAGAAACATTAGAAACAGTTTGGAACACAGCCATCAATTCCCGTGAAACTGGAGTTTCATTTTCAGACTGCTACGACGGTATTATCAATATGAAATTTGCCACACCAACAATTTCTAAAACTCCAATCAAAATTGATTTCTCAGAGGCGAAACAACGTGTTCGTATGCTAGTAGAAGATTACTACATGGACATTGCCAATGATACTATTTTGGAAATCAAACGACAGGGCACTGTTACTAACTCTGATGATTTAGATACAATTGCTGGTATGGCAGATGTTCTCACATGGGTACAAAGAGATAAAGAAACTTGTCTTGACTACATAGACCAAGAATGTCACACCATACATGACTTATTGAAAATATGTGATGACGAGGAAAATTTTCCTTTATTCTATGAGAATAATGACATTGTGTTATCTGCTATATTAGGTGTTGAAACCATTGAAACTAAATACTAAAGTATGTATCTCATTAAAACAATTATTATTTGGTGCGGAATGTATTACGCCACACCTCAATGGATGGAAAAACAGTTTCCTCCTCACTTTAAAACACAATATGAACTCTATATTGTACCTTATGGTACACCACTATCTAATATCAGAAGCAATCTCGACCCTAAAACAACAGCTATAGTTGGTTTTAGTGCAGGTGGATTGGATGTACTTAAAAACTATAATCCGGATTATGCCTTTGTTGGTTTAATAGATCCATCCACTAGATCCCAATATAACACACTAAAATTCAATAGTAATGTCCATATGGTATATAATGTTTCTAATTGGGGTGATATCAATAAAAATCTACCTACAATAGCTAATATCATCAAGAAAAGTGGGGGAGACGTTGAACATATTGACATGGAACATAGTGGAATACCTAAGTATTTTTTTGTTAAATATTTCTAATATATCCGTATATACGTATTAAAGCGTATGGGAGGAAGGTCCAATATATGGGCCTTTTTTATTAAATAAACATATTTATGGACATGATAAAACTTTTAGATTTACTCAAATCAATGCAACACCAACAGATCATGATGGAGTTGGATATTCGTAGAGGACAATTACCTAACATGGTGAGTGACGAAGACGTTTATGTTACTTTCTTTGAGGACTTTGATATAGACGAATGGACTAGTATTGAGGATCCAATTGGTAAAACTAAACTCAAATATAAAGAGTTGATTGATGTTGATGGATATAAGTTAATCGATCCATTAGGTTTTGAAAACACTAAGTACCTAATCAACTCTAATGGTAAGACCTGGCAAGAATTTATTGTTGGCTCTGTTGATATTGAGGATGTAATGGACAAACCTTATAATTTAAAAGGTGGTCAAATTACATTAACTCGTATTTCTAAGTTTTATAGAGGAAAAGGTTTAGGTTCATTAATGTACTATATGGTATTAGTTCATTATCGTAACCTTTTCTCTGATAATATTCTTTATGAGGGTTCTAGAGGTATTTGGTTAAAGAAAATTTATACAGCCGCTGAGTTCTTTGGGGCTGAGATAAATGGAGAGTTTTATGTTCCGTTGACTTTTGAGGATGCTAACAATACTTCATTGATGAAAAATCCAGCTGTTGAAAGCTACCTAGCTAGTGTTGCTCCAACTGCTCAAATGGTAAAACTACAGGATTACGTTGGGGATTATTCATTATCTAAAGGAGAATATGGAATATATGAAACACCATTATCAAGTGGTGAATTAGACGACTTAGTTGATGAATCTACCGACTTAAATGATTTATTAAGTAATAAATTAATGAAAAGTATCATTCCAGCTAATGACAATCCTAACGCAGTTGTGGTCAGTTGCGAGAATGTAGTAGTAGTTATCACTAGTGATCTAGATATCTTACCTATTTAATTTTCAACGTTCTAGTGGATCTTCCACACTTTCCTTACCTCTTGCTTGGCTTCCGGGTGAGGAGATGTTATATTTAGTCATAATTAAATAATTAGAACATGGTAGCAACAGCAGCATATATTTGGATGGCATATTGCGCAGTATCACATGTACGCATTGACGCCAAAAAGAAAGGTGAAGATTTGTCACTTAAGTCTCAAGGCATCTGGTATGTTCTTCAAATATTGTTGTACTGGATTCTAACAGCAGCATTTCTTATATAATAATTAAACACAAATAAAGGTTATGGAACAAAAACGTCGTGGTCGTCCACCTGGACAAAAGAAAGAAGTTAAAATTGAATTGAACACAACTACTACTACTGAACCAAAGAAACGTGGTAGAAAAGCAGCAGAGAAACCACATGTTATTTTTCCTGACGCAGTCATGGAAGGAGAAATTGAGGGAACTACTGAAGAAAAGCTAAAGGATATGGCTATTCAATTGAAACAAATAGATAAAACATTAGATATGGAACCGTACCGAATGGATATTCGTATGAAGAAACATGACATTATTCAAAGGATTTGTTACTTAATTGAAAGTCTTTAACAGGAAGCTTGGCTTCACAAGAAAGGATTGTTATATTCAGATATAAATTAAAATAATTAAATAAATAAAGGTTATGCCGTTAAACATTCAATCAAACGTTTTTCTGACAGAGTCAGAAATTAAAGAAAAAGCAAATTCAATCTTCACAGACAAAGGTGCCCCAGGTACTAGTGAAAAATATGCTCATATCTCAACTAAACAAATTGTTGAAGATATGGCTAAATTAGGGTGGGGAGTAGTTGATGCAAAACAAGTACGCGCCCGTAAAGGTGATGGTTATCAAAAACATCTAGTTGTGTTTCGTAATAATGATATTGTTATTAGTGGAGAGGATGGTGATAATGCTTTTCCACAAATTCTACTAACTAATAGCCATGATGGTAAAAACGCATTTACTTTCACAGCTGGTTTGTTCCGTTTAGTATGTGAGAATGGTTTGGTTATTTGCTCTAAGGAATTTGAAAATCTTAAGATTCGTCACTACGGATATGATTTTGAAGAACTACAAAAAGTGATCAATACTATGGTTCAGTCACTTCCATTGACTGTTGAATCAATGAATAAGTTTAAGAGAAAGACACTTCGTCAAGAACAAATTGTTGAGTTCGCTAAAAAAGCAACTGCAATTCGTTTTGGAACAGAACAACTTCAAAACATTCAAATTGATTATGACAAATTGATTGAACCAACACGTGATGAAGATCGTGGTAATGATTTGTGGAGTGTATTTAATGTAGTTCAAGAAAAATTAGTACATGGTATGTTTGAATATATATCAGGTAGTAAGTTACGTAAAGCACGTAAAATTAAGAATTTTAAACAAGACCTTGATCTAAATGCTAAATTATATGAACTCGCAGTTGAATATGCAGCTTAATAGTAAAGCTAAACTAGAGAAATTTATAACTGAAAATTTAAATATAGTTCCTGAAATACACCACCTAGATGAGCTCTGGGTGGTTGTTTCTAGAACATTAAGTAGGGGGATTAATGTGACTAAGGAAAACATTATCGAGTATTATCTAACTTGTGTTAGGTACGATAGCCTAAAAGATTAATCCAGATAGTCAAGTGGCGGAAGTGAGTTATTCCATGGAATGCTCCGGAAAGACGCACTAGATGGTTATAGCACTAGGGGTAAAAAAGCACAATGAGTGTGGTCACTATAATGGCAGCCCGTGAAGGTTCGAATCCTTCCTTGACTACTAATAGATTGAGTAGCTATCAATCTTCCTATATTTGCAATACTCAGCGTAAACTGCAGCACCCGGTGTGAGTGGATATAGGTTCATGCTTCCATAGTTAAAGGGATATAACCACAGATTTCTAATCTGTTATTCCTGGTTCGAGTCCAGGTGGGAGTACTACTGTTTATAATATTTATTGTAAACACAACAGTAATGAAAATATTAATTGCGCTACTAGCAATTTTAATCCCGATTTCATTATATTCTCAAACAGTTCCAGTTTCAAAAAGATTCTTAGGTGAAGAATATAGACTATTTCTACCTAAGATTGAACTGTCTACTAATAAAACAGATCAAATATTCACTGTTAATTTAGTTGAGTCTGAGGGTGTTTATGTTATTGAAAGTAATGCTATGAAGTTTGTCTGTGATTTAAAGACAAGTACAGCTGAAGTTTATTTTGATAATCAATATGATGATATTTACTTAATTAAGTTTTGGGATTGTTATAGTTTTTTTGTTATCGAAATACCGTTGGCTAAAACCACTTATCATTTTTTTAGAATCTATTCTTTAGATAAAGCTTGGTAATTAAAAATTTATTACTATATTATTTATAATAAAAGTTATCATGGAACTAAAATTTAAATCCTTAACTAATAAAGAAGAAATTGATTTAGTTCCCTACATTAAAGATTTTTTATCTAAAAATGATGATACAAACATTTTTATAGGTAGTGATTCACAAAACGGTAAAGCCACTACTTACGCTGTAGTAATTGTGTTACATAATACTAGGAAAGGAGGACATGTTTTATATGCTAAGAGTATAGTGCCTAAGATTCAAGACAGATTTAATAGATTATGGAACGAAGTTGAATATTCACTTCAAGTAGCTAATCATTTAGTCAATAATGGAATCCAAAAGCCAAAATTCATAGATATAGACTTAAATCCAGACCCAAAATATAAATCAAATCAAGTGTTACGAGCAGCTCTAGGTTATGTTGAATCAATGGGATACACACCTCGTTGTAAACCAAACGCAGTAGTAGCTTCATACGTAGCAGATGCAATTTGTAAATAAGCACCTATAGCTCAGCAGGTTAGAGCAACTGACTCATAATCAGTAGGTCCCTGGTTCGAACCCAGGTGGGTGCACTAAAAAGTAAGTTATTTAAAATAAAGGAGAAACAAATTATGGAAACAATGTATTTCGTTTTAGGTATGCTCTCGATTATTGCAGTTGGTTTTATGGCTGTGATTGTTTGGGGTATAGTTAAGATTACAAAGCTATTAAAGATGGTAAAAAAACATGAAGATTGGACAATAACTCATGAACGTAACATGTGGACCAATATTAGTGATACCCGCCAAGATTTTGAACGAAGAGTCAATGATATGGATCGTAACGCTTATGACGCTATGGAAAGGTATCGTCGTAATATTGAAGACGCAAATAAAGCAATTCTAGAAGAATCAAAATCATATACCGATTCACGTATAGATAAAGCACTAGGTACAGTTGGTGCTAAACAATTAATTAAAGGATAATAACAATTTCAACTTACTTTTTAAAGCGGCTTTTAGCCGCTTTTTTTCTTAGTATATTACTATATGTATAGAGTTATAGTAAACGTTATAACCCCCACTTAAACCCACTTTAACCATATTTATATATATGGATTTAAATAAAATATTTAAATTATTTAACTCATCTGATGATTCTAATGAACATGAATCAGCCGCTACACAAGTGGACCTATCAGATAGTCCTATCATGTGGATAGGTATGTTTAAAAGAATGATCACTAATTATGAAACATTCGCTAAACAATTAATTCAGTTTTTTGGAACAGCTAATCCTTCACTGGATGTGGATGATATAGAAAAGGCAAGTAGTTATATGGTTTATGATAAAGCATATGGCCATCTATCTAAATTAGATTTAACTAATCATACCCATATAGACAGTTTAAAACTTCTTTCAGATGAAACTTTTTTAAAGGTCCTGGATAGTGCTTTAATGTTTTTTGAAAAAGCTGAAGAGTATGAAAAATGTATGTTTTTGAAAACTGTTAAAGATAAGGTAAACTCCTTTCAAGAGTAGCTTGGCCTTATATTTTCTTATTCATATAATATAAATACGGGTTCACAGGAATTATCTATAACGTAGGATAAAGAGAACGTGATAACGTAATATCAATTATTAAAAATAGTACTATGAGACATCGTGAAAGTATTTTACAACAACTTAATAGAATTGAATCACTAACTAGTGAACTTAATTTTATCGTTAATCAACAACAACCAATTCAAGATTACAAAGCCGCTCTTGATAAAATTCGAGATTGTGTTGAGCAAACTAGGGCTTATGTTGAAAATGAGCCAATTGAAGGTTATGAACTAAACGTTTCCGCCCGATGAAATTAACAGCAGAACAAATCCAACAAAACTGGATAGATTTAGAAGAAACTATCAAATTATATATTAGTGAACCTCGTTGTTCTCAATTATTAGATTTCTACTCTAAATATTCAGAACGTCTTATGCTAATGCCAGCGGCACATAAGAAAGAATATCATAATGCATTCCCAGGAGGTTACATTGATCACGTTCTTCGTGTTATTGATTGTGCTCTTAAATTAAATGAAGTTTGGGTTGAAATGGGGGTAGATGCTTCTACTTATACTAAAGAAGAATTAGTATTCTCTGCTTTAAACCACGACTTAGGTAAAATGGGAGACGAGCATCATGAAGCATATATCCCTCAGGATGACCAATGGAGACGAGATAAACTAGGTGAAGATTATAAATTTAACGATCGCTTAGAATTCATGTCAGTACCAGACCGTGGTTTACATTTATTAATGACCCATGGGATTCAAATGTCTCGTAATGAGTGGTTAGCAATTAAGTTACATGATGGTTTATATGATGAATCCAATAAACCTTACTTAATGAGTTGGTCCCCAGAAACTAAACCTCGCACCGCTTTAATTTATATTGTTCATCAAGCAGATCTAATGGCTGCTCGAATTGAATTCGAACGTGAATGGAATCCTAAATTAAAAGGTGAAGTTAAGAACAATACTAATTTTAGCATTTCTAAAACAGAAAAAAAGTCACCTATTAAGACTAAAGCTTTAAGTAACATTAAAAGTGATAGTTTAAAAAATATGTTAGATAGTCTATGATTATATTAATAGTGATATTAAGTTTATTGGTCGTGATCTTAGGATACACAACCTTTAACTTACTAAAGAAAAATGAGAAACAAGAAGATATCCTTATGGGATATATGTCTTATCTAAACAAATTATCTGATATAATTGAATTTTCAGATAAAAAAATTAAAGAAATAGACGCCAAAGAATCTTTTAAATCAGACGATGAAATTGGTTTTTTCTTTGAATCAGTCAAACAAATTCAAAACATTTTAAACCAGTTTAATATCAAAAATCTATGAGTAATGAAATAGTGAAGCCAAAAACAAGTGGGATGTATTTCACTCAAGAAACAGAAAATGCTATTATTGAATATAACAATACTTTTGATAATAGTTTAAAGAATAAAATATATAATGATCGTATTCATTATGCTTTTTTTAAATTAACAGAGAATATTATTCATACTTTTAAATTCTACTATACAGAAGTAGATAATATTGAAGATTTACAACATGAAGTAATCTCATTCTTACTCTCTAAAATTCATTTATTCAACCCAGAAAAAGGAGCTAAAGCATATTCATACTTTGGTACAATTGCTAAACGTTATCTTATCATTTCTAATACTAAAAATTATAAGAAACGAGTAGATAAAGCCCCAATTGAAGAACTTGAATCGGATGAAAGACATAGTTATAGTATTGATGATACTCCTATTAATCAAAAATTATCATTATTTATAGATGAGTATGTTACTTATTGTTCTAAAAATATATACACTTTATTCCCTAAAGAGAGTGATGCTAGAATAGCAGATGCTATTTTAGAATTATTCCGTAAAAGAGAGAGTATAGATGTATTTAATAAAAAAGCACTATACATCTATATTAGGGAAATAATTGATGTTAAAACTCCTAAAATCACTAAGATAGCTAATAAGTTATATGATATATTTAAAGAACATTATTATTTTTATTTAGAAAACGGATACACAAATTTTTAATTTTTATATTTATTGCTAAACAATTATCATGAATGGATTAGATAATATAGTGTTTGGTGGTAAAAAATTTTCTGACATATTAGAAGAGATATACAATAATCAAAAGAAAAAAGAAAAACAAATCTCTGCTCTAATAGCAGAATTAAAGCCACTAGTAAATGAAATAGGAGATGCCACTTTAATTGTTCCTTTAATTAAAGAATACCTAGAAATAGGAGTTAAAAATGATGAACAATTAATTAAAATGGCCACTATTATCCAGCGTATTATAAGTAATAATGGGACCGCTGAAAGTGGATTTGGTATATCTGAAGAAGAAAAAGCCCAATTATTAGCTGAGATAGATAAATTTAAAGAGGAAGATAAGTAATGGCAGTTAATATTAAATATGGTTATAATTCAACCTTAAAAAATTCTGCTCCTTCACTTAATTTACAATCTAGTTTAAACGCAGCTACAGGTTTATCATCTTATAGAGTTAAAGATATAATCTTAGATGATTCTCACCCAGATTTTAAAAAGTATGGTGAATGGAATAGTATAGGTATTGTTTTTGTTATTCCTATAGTTGATGACATAAACCCCAACCCAGCTATTTCTAGTGAATTAGCTATAGCTTATCCTCTTTTTCCTAATATAAAACATTATCCTTTAAAAGAAGAAATAGTCTCTATAGTACAATTAATTGATGCTGATGCTAATAATAAAGGTGGAGTATCAACAGTTAACTATTATTTACCTCCAATTAATATATGGAATAGTCAAGTACATAATGCTTTACCATCTCCTTCACAGTTAGAGGAAGAAACAAATAAACCCCCAACATCCTCAGATTACGTAGCAGCCGAATCTGGATCTTTAAGACGAGTTACTGATTCAAGTACAGATATTGATTTAGGAAATACAATTGTAGAGCCTAATATTATAAATAACCAACCTCTTTTACCATTTGAAGGTGATATTGTATATGAGGGTAGATTTGGTAATTCTATAAGATTAGGATCAACAGTTAGAAATAGTTATATATTTAATACTTGGTCTGATACTGGAGATAATGGAAGTCCTATTCTTATTTTAAGAAATGGACAGGGTACTAAGTCTGTCACAGGTACCGCAGAATCATGGGTCCCAACAGTTGAAGATATAAATTTAGATCAATCATCTATATATTTAACTTCAACACAACAAATTAAACTTAAACCATCAACTTATTTTAGCAATTCATATAAAGCATCTTCTCCACCTACTCCTCCAAACTTATTTGAAGGAAATCAAATAATACTCAACTCAGGAAGATTATTTTTTAATACAAAAAATGACTCTATTATTCTTACATCAGCAAACAGTATTGGAGCTAAAGCTAACACATCTATTAATCTTGAAGCTTTAACAGAAATTGAATTAGCATCTAGTAAAGTTTATTTAGGCTCAGCTGATGGAGTTGAGGGAATTGATATACAATCTGTTGTGTTAGGAGAAAATTTGATGGATAATTTAAGAAATTTATTAACAACATTAAAAATATTATCTGTAACTTTAGAAAACGCTTCAGTCCCTACTATAGACCCTGTGACAAAATTAACAAAATATGTTTCTATTCCTTCTTTAAATACTATTGGTCCTATACTTCGAGCTACATGTGATGATGTTATAAATAACATTGATAGAGGAACAAGTACTGGTGGTATGCTTTCAAATATAGTTAAAACTAAATAAAAGTACTATGACAATTCAAGAAATATCTAAAAGTCCTGAAAAAATTAAAGCTTTTTTAGAATGGATAAATGTTTGCTTAGCTGGAGAAGCTGGTACTTATTCTGATTATAATGGACCTAAAGGATACACAGGAAACACCTATAGTTGTTATTGGCAAGAAAAATATGGAAAATATAGAAGTAGTAGTACAAATACTTTTCTTCCTAAAAAATTAGAACTCTATACTATAGATGAAGTTATTAATATGTCTAATCCATATTCACTTCACGCTACAGGTAGATATCAATGTTTAACTAAGTATTTAAAAGGTATGGCTGAAGATGCTGGCCTTAAAACAAGTGATGTATATAGTGAGTTTAATCAAAATTTAATTGGTATAAATCTTGTACTTAAAGCTGGTGGTAATTTAACAAAATACTCTACAGACCCAAATGGTAAAAATTACGCTAAACAACGAATAGGTTCAAAATTTCTTTCTGGTGAGATGCCATTCAATGAAGAATCAATATTAGCATTCCAACTAGCTTGTTCTTCTGTATGGTCTTCTATAGGTGTACCTTATGACACCAAAAATCATGAAGGGACAAGAAGACCTAAAGGATCTTCATATTATAAAAGAGATCATGCTCGAATCCAATCAGCAGAATTTATTCAAGCTTCTATAAAATTAAGAAAAGCATTAAATCCTAAAGATGTTTATAAAGAAGGAAAAGCTTTTAGTGGTGATAATTCTAGTGTTAATGCTACTCCATCTGATAATAAGACAGCAGTAACTACTAATACTACTGTGGTGAACATAACAGGAGGAGACACTGTCACTCAATATACTCAACAACCGTATAGAGATATTGTAGATCTTAATGAAAAAGAACCCCCTGCTTCTACCATTGAAGGAAAAGTAATAGACAATAATAGCAATCCAGTACCTGATACTACAGTTACTATTACAACTAATAAATACCCAAATACTCCTTTTGTTGATACATCTGAAAGTAATGCTTTTAGAGTATGGCTTTTAGGTAAGTATCCTGAATATAATGATAAAAGAAAACAACCTGGTTATCCAAAAAGTGTTCTCTATAGAGTAGATGTACCTCCTCAACCTTATATAAATAGTGAAGCTTTAAAAAAAGCTTGGTATGAAAAAGGAGATGAGTATGAAAGAGAATTAAATATACCATTAACAGATAAAGGTAAAATAACATCTGATCAAACAATTGTTAAAACAGATAAAGATGGTAAATGGATTGCTACTAGTAATGAAATAATTTCTAATGTTGGTACAAATGTATCAATTTTTACTGATGGGTATAATCCAATTAGTATTGATACAATTCTACCATCAGATAGTGGTTCTAGTATGTATAATATACCTCAACTTACCTTATCCCCAGCTCCAGACCCTGTAAAATCAGCTAGTGATCAATTGATCACTGAGATGAATGAAAGTGAAAGTGAACAAATAGAAAAAAGTTTAGTAAATAAAATTGATAAAGTTAATTATATAACTAATACTTTAAATGTAAAAAAAGAAGATCTTAAAAGATTATTAACACCTTTTGTTTTAAAATTAATAGCAGCATATGGCCCAGCTTTAATGCAAGCTGTGTTAAAAAATTTACCTTTAAATCAATTAACAAATTTAATTAATTGTCCTCCAAGCGCCACAATAATTGAATTAATAAATCTAAGAAATAATCTTGTCAAACAAGTAAACAATGTATATAATCAAATTAATACTTTAAATAAAATTTTAGGTATTTCTAATAAAATTATAACAAGTCTTAAAATAGGTATTCAAATAATTGAAACTATCCCATACCCAGCTACAGGTGTCCCACCTCTTGGATTACCTCCATTAACAGCTGGAGCTATCGCTAAAATAGGTTCAACTAAAGAAGCAATTTTTAAAACTTTAGAAATATCTCAAGGAATTATTGATATAGTCACTATAGCGTCATCTTCACTAGGTACTGTGATGGGTATTATTTTAAGACTTTTAAATACTTTAGATGTTATCACACAATATTGTGCTAAAGATCAAAATGTATCTTTTGAACTAATTAATAATGATTTAAATGATTTTGTTAATGAATCAACAGGAATAAGTAATAGTAGAGTTATAAGCAATACTCAAAATAATAATAATTATAAAGGATTTAAACTTGAACTTAAATTAGATGAAGTAAACAAAACTCCATACCCACGACGTTATGCTCAAGCATTAAATAAACAAGGAGTTCCTGTTTTAAAAACAGATTTATCTTTTGCTTCAGACCCACAAGTACTAATAAGTCAATTAAAATTCATTATAGATTCAAATCCTAATATAACACCTGAATAATTTAATATTTATAATTATGAAAACAGATATTTTAAAAAAGTTAATTAAAGAAGCAGTTCGTGAAGCAATTCAAGAAGAAATTAAAGATATACTTCTTGAAGCAGTACGCTCTCCTAAAACTGTAGTAAGTGAAACATATACTGGAACTAACCCATTCTTAAACCAACCTGTAATGGTAACCCCATCAACATCAACCAACATAACCCCAGATATTAAACGTAATTTGCGAGCTATGATTGGTGGTGAATTTGATACTACAATTTCAATGAATTCATCTCATGCTCAACCAGCATACACTCCTCCTCCTATTAATACAGCAGGTGAAGGTTCAAGTTTGCCTGGTGGTGAAGTAAGTTTAGATCAAATAATGGGATTAATGAGTATTAAATAATGCCAACACAATTACCCCCTATAAACCCTGTAGATTTAGACCCTAACTCAGCTTTAGGTGTGTCTATACCATTTAATGGATCTGCGGTATTTAATTCAACCTATGACACTAATACTCAAATAAGATCTAATATTATAAATTTTCTTTTAACTGATTATGATGAAAGAGTATATCAACCTAATTTTGGGTCTAATCTAAGACAAATTTTATTTGAAGGAATTACTGAATCAAATTTAAAAGCATTAGAACCTAAAATAGCTAATGACATAGAAAGTAACTTTCCAGTTGTTAAAGTTACAAGTGTTACATTGTCTCAAGCTAATCAAGAATATGCTGTACAATTAAATATTAATTATGTTTTATATAATAGTATCACCCAAAATATTCAAATAACATTTTAATAAATGGCTACTGAAAATAGAGATATAAAATACATAAATAAAAATTTTAGTGACTTTAGATCAGCTTTGATTGAGTACACTAAAACTTATTTCCCAAATACTTATAGTGATTTTTCTCCATCATCCCCTGGGATGTTATTTATGGAGATGTCAGCTTATGTAGGTGATGTTTTATCATTTTATCTTGATAATCAAATTCAAGAAAATTTTATACAATTCACTCGTCAGCAAAATAATTTATATACTTTAGCATACATGTTAGGTTATAGACCTAAAGTGACAACAGCAGCTACAGTAGATATTACTTTATATCAACAAGTACCATCATTACTTGTAGGTGACCAATATATACCTGATTATAGTTATTCTTTATTTATAAAGGAAAATTTAGAAATATCATCAACTTTAGTTGGTGGATCTAATTTTTTAATACAAGATCCTATAGATTTTTCTTATTCTAGTTCTTTAGACCCAACTGAAGCATCAATATATTCTGTTAATGCTTCAACAGGTGTACCTGATTATTTTTTACTTAAAAAAACTCGAAAAGCAATATCAGCTAATATACAGACCAAAACATTTGATTTTGGATCTCCTGAACGTTTCCAAACCATTAATATTGTTGACGCTAATATAATTCAGATATTAGATATAATTGATAGTGATGGTAATGAGTGGTATGAAGTACCATATTTAGCTCAAGAAACTATATATGACACTATAAAAAATACTAATCCTAATGATCCTAATAATTATCAAGATCAAGGAGAAGTACCTTATTTATTACAATTAAAAAAAGTACCTCGTAGATTTGTTACTCGTTTTACATCCCCTACAAATTTACAAATCCAATTTGGAGCTGGAACTAATACTCAAAATAATGAAGAAGAAATTATCCCTAACCCAGAAAATATAGGTATAGGATTACCAAATAGAAGATCATTATTAACTACAGCTTTCTCCCCAGCTAATTTCTTATACACAGATACTTATGGTATATCTCCATCAAATACAACTTTAACAATTAGATATTTAACAGGTGGTGGAATAGTAGCTAATGCCCCCGCTAACACTTTACTTAATGTAAATAATAAACCAACAAATGTAAAATTCCAAAATACAAATTTAGACCCGGTTTTATCTCAAAATATATATAATTCATTAGCGGTCTCAAATTTAAATGCCGCTTCTGGAGGAGCAGGAGCTGATACAAGTGATGATATTAGATTTAATACTTTATCTACTTTTGCTACTCAATTAAGAACTGTTACTCAAGATGATTACTTAGTTAGAGCTTTAAGTTTACCTCCTCAATATGGATCTGTAGCTAAAGCTTATATAGAAACTCAAAAATTAGAAAATATTTTACCTGGAGAAACCCCTTCAGTTTTAAATTTATATGTTTTGGCTTTTGATAATAATAAAAAATTAACCCAAGCTGCTTCCGCTTTAAAACAAAATTTATCAACATATTTATCACAATATAGAGTTATTAATGACTCTATTAAAATTAAAGATGCCTTTATTATTAATATAGGTATAGAATTTGATATAATTGTCTTTCCAGAGTATAATAATAATGAAGTTATTTTTAACTGTATCCAACAGTTAAAAGAATATTTTGTTATAGATAAATGGTTAATAAATGAACCAATTATGCTAAGAGATCTTTATGTCATGTTAGATAAAGTAGCTGGTGTCCAGACTGTTAAACAAGTTAATATAATTAATAAAATAGGAAATGAATTTGGATATTCTGACTATGCTTATGATATTAGAGGAGCTACTCAAAATAATGTTGTGTATCCTTCATTAGATCCAATGATTTTTGAAGTTAAATACCCTGATGTTGATATTAAAGGACGTGTAGTACCTTTATAATATTTTATATTTATAATAAAAAATGGCTGTTTATAAAATTTTCCCTAGTAAAGACGCTACTATATATTCCCAATATCCTAGTAAAAACACAGGACTAGATGAAATATTAGAGACATCTACATTTATAATTGACACATTATCTTCTTACCCTCAAACTAGTAGATTTTTAATTCAATTTGATAATGATGAAATAAATAATATTCTCAATACTAAAATCTCATCTTCAATCTGGAAAGCATATTTTAGAGGATTTAGAGCTAATATAGAAGGATTAAATTCAACTACTACTTTAGAATTTTACCCTATTTCAGATTCTTGGAATATGGGAACAGGAAAATATAATTTTAATCCTGAGATGACTAATGGAGTTAGCTGGACATGGAAACTTTACTCAGGAAGTGGAGCATGGACAACAAGTGGGTTCCCAGCTAACACAACTGGATCATATAGTAATACATTAGGGGGAGGAACATGGTATTATAGTTCTTCTAATTCAACAGTATTACCAATTTATTCAACTCAAAGTTTTGATTATTTTTCTGATGGTGATATTAATGTTGATATCACTAATATGGTTAAAGCATGGCATAGTGGATCAATAGTTAATAACGGTTTAATAGCTAAACAAGCTGTTGAATTTATAAATAATGATGCCTATCAAATAGGGATGAAATATTTCTCTAGAGATACTAACACTATATATCCACCTCAATTAGAATTCAAATGGAGAGATTACACTTGGAATACTGGCTCTTCAACTTTTACTATATTAGATACTCAAATAGCTACAATTTCATTATCTGAAAATCCTGGAGTATTTTATCCTGAAAGTGTAAACAAATTTAGAGTTAATAGTAGACCAACATACCCAACTAGAGAATTTCAAACTTCATCAATCTATACTAAAAACTACTATTTACCTACTTCTTCATTTTATTCTATAAAAGACTTAGACACTAATGAAATTGTTATTGATTTTGATGATCAATTCACTCAATTAAGTGCTGATAATCAAAGTAGTTATTTTACCCTATATATGAATGGTTTAGAACCTGAAAGGTATTACACAGTTTTAATTAAATCTATTATTGATGGATCAACAATAATTTTTGATAGTAAATATCATTTTAAAGTAGTAAATGGCTAAATTTATTCTAAATAAAACTATTTTTAATGCTAATTCTTATGAAAAAGCAATTGATACTTCATTCTCACAAGAATTTAATCCACCACCACCACTGATAAGTACTATTAGTGTTAGTGAATTTTTTAAAATATATGATGATTTATTTTACAATATACCAGCTAGTGGGGTTATTAATTCACATGAGTATTTAATTCAAAAAAGTAGTAATTATGTCCAACCAAGTCAAATAGATGAAAACACCCAACTTTTGTTAGATGAAATAACTACTTTAAGACAAGAACTATTAAATGCTAATGAGACTATACTTAATTTACAGCTTTCATCTAGTTTAAATAATATACCCACAACATCTAGTTTTAACTTATCATTATAAAAATATTAAATGGCTGTTAATCTTATTAATACCACCTCACCATTATCAGTAGCAACTCTAAGACCTTTAGATGCTAATTTAGTAGCTACTAATGATACATTTACTCAGTTTTCTCCAAATAATCCTGATCATTATATTGAATATACTGTTTCATCAGTAAATGGAGTATTTAATATTACTGATAGTGATTATACTAATTATAAATTAACTAATTTATCATCACCAGATGATAGTGGTTTAATAATTCAAGAAATAGATATTGATCCTGTTTCTGACTTACAAAGTAAAAACTTTACTACAGGTGAATTTAATGTCATTTATAATTTTTTTCAATTAGAATTAAACTCATCAAATCAAAATCCTCAATTCTTTGTCAAAGAAATATCATCAGATAGGACAGAAATAAGAGTAATTTCAACAGATTCAACCCCAAATTTAGCTTTAGCCGCGGCAGTTGATGCTTTTAAAATTAAATTATATAGTTTTAATTTTAGTAGTAATTCTAATCCTAATTCTGATGAAAATGTACCTAATAGTAGTACTAATAATGGGGTTATTGATGGATTCCAGCAGTTTTATTTAAATTTTGGAGGTAATATTATTTTAGCAGCTAATAATATTGCTGTTGATACTAGTAAACCTCAATATGAAATTTTAATAAATTTATATGATGCTGTACCTAGTCAAATACAAGAAAAGAATACATTATGGTTTGTAACAGCTTTAGCTGATACTTTATCATTTAATATAACATTCACCCCAGATCCTGTTTTACCTTCAATAGACAATGGTTTATCAATTAAAGGTCCTAATTTTGATCTTTCTATTAAAGATAAAATAAATAATTCAAGTAATTATCTTGATTATACAACTTTACTAACAACTGGATTATCAACATCGTATAACCAAATTCTATCATATTTAGAAGACTCAGGGTTAAATATAAGTATTGATTATTCTGATTTTAGTAATTTTATTCATTTTTCCTCAGCCCAACAAAGGATTCAAAATTTTTATTATAAAGTTCAACTCATTGAACAATATAATGCTAGTATTTTAGATTTAGAATTAACAAATTCATCATCAATAGATACTGAAGTTAGTCTTATACAAGATCAAGTAACTAATGTTATTAAAAACTTTGATGGCTTTGAGTATTATTTGTATTATACTTCTGGTTCAAATGCTTACCCAAAAGGTACAACAGCCCCCCCATATGACCCAGTATCTACTGTGAGTGCTGAAGGTTTAGCTTGGTATAATGAACAAACAGCTTTGGCTTTAGATTATGATCAAAATAATAAAGATAATTTAATAAATACTATACCTTCATATTTAGCTGAAGATCCACAAAATGCACCTTATAGTACTTTTGTTAGTATGATTGGGCAACATTATGATAATATTTGGTTATATTATCAAGATGTTACTAATCGTTATAATGGTGATAATAGATTAAATTTTGGTGTATCTAAAGATTTAGTAGCTGATGCTTTAAGATCTTTTGGTTTAAAAATATATCAAAATAATTTTACAACTAATAACTTATATGATGCTTTTATTGGGTATGATATTGTCCCATCAGCTAGTTTTTCTTCTAGTGTTGATGGTAATGTCTATGCCTCAAGCTCATATATAGTTGAATACCCAGATGTAGGTTATTTCTTAGATGATATTGCTTACTACCCAGGTGATCCCAATGAGTTAATAACAAACTTCATTTCAGCATCACAAGCTGCTTTATTTACTCCTGTAGACGATATAAATAAAGAAATTTATAAACGTTTATATCATAATTTACCTTTATTATTAAAACAAAAAGGTACAATATCTGGTTTAAGAAATTTAATTAACATTTATGGTATTCCTGATTCTATTTTAAGAATTAGTGAATTTGGTGGAAGAGATAAAGATACATCAACATATGATTATTTTCACGAAACATTTAATTACTCAGCTCAAACTGGATCTGCATCTCCGTTAACCATTGGGTCTCCTTGGGATTTAAATAATAATTGGAATGCGCTAGATGATGTCCCATCAACACTCCAATTCAGATTTAAAACCAATGAAACTCCAACCTCAAATACACCTTTTAAACAAGGTATATGGTACCTCTCAAATGGTCCTATAGTGTCAGCTATAGTACTAAAATACACAGGATCAGGATATAATACATCTTCATACTCCTACCCTGACTCAGGATCAAATTATTCTCCTGAGTGGCAATATGCTCAATTATCTTTAGTACCTAATATAGCTACAGCACCTAACACTAGTGCTAGTGTTTATCTTCCATTCTATGATAATAATTGGTGGTCAGTGATGGTTACTAGAGTAGGATCTAATCTTGTTTTATATGCTGGTAATAAATTAGAGTATAATGGTTACGATGGTAATCAAATAGGATTTTTAGCTACAGCATCAATAGCTAAAGGCATTGCTTGGACTTTAGCAGGTAGCACTAGTTACTTCTTTGATTCTAACCCAGCATTATCTAATTATGATACTTTTACAGGAAATCTTCAAGAAATTAGATATTGGTCAACTAACCAAACATTAAATTCGTTTAAGGATTTTATAATGAATCCTAACTCTATAGATATCGCTAATTCTGAAGATGAAGATTATGCTGATCGTTTAGCTTTTAGAATTCCATTAGGTAGTGATCTTAATTTAAATACCTCAAGCTTTACAGGATTAAATTCAATTCATCCTAAAATATCAGGCTCATGGATATATGGTACTACTCAATCTTTTGCTAGTGATAGTACTTTGTTTATATCTGATGGTAGTATAAAGTTTGTACCTAATAATGAAACTTTTTTTCTTAATTCTCCTATAGCTGGTTTAAAAAACAGAGTTACAGATAAAATACAAATAGTATCTTCTAGTTATCCTTCTATTAATCTAGAATATACCCAATCAGGAAATACTTTATCACAATATGTAAATATTCAACAACAATACCCTTCACAAGGAAGTGAAACTCCAGATGTTAATGCTTTAGAAGTAGCATTCTCACCTACAAATGAAATTGATGATGATATTATCGCTTCATTAGGATATTTTAATATAGGTGAATATATTGGAGACCCAAGACAAGTATCCTCATCAGCTACATCATATCCTGATTTAAATAGAATAAGAGACACTTACTTTCAAAAATACTTTGCCAGTTATAATCTTTATGATTATATTAGATTAATTAAGTTCTTTGACAATTCATTATTTAAAATGATTAAAGATTTTGTTCCTGCGAGAACAAATCTAAGATCAGGTGTAGTAATAAAACAACATTTATTAGAGCGAAATAAATATCCTCAACCACAAGTTGTTGGAGAAAATGTGATATATACTGGTTCTATTGACATTGCTTTCATAACTGGAAGTACAGGAGGTACATTTAATGAGTTTAATAAATTAACTACTTTAAATAATTACCCATTTTTAGCCCAAAAAATAAACTTTCAAGTATTAGGAAATACTTATAAAAATTATCTTTCTGGGTCTGGAGCCTCAAACATAATTACTTTTTATCCTAATTCTCAAGTAGATTGGAATGAATATGGAGAATTAATAACATACTTTGAAGGAGATATAGTACTATACACTGAAGGACTAGATATTAGTGGAACAGATTTAGTTTTAAAAGTTTCATCTTCTATACAGGGAAATGTATTTGAACAAAATATTGACTCATATTGGTCATTACCTATAACAACCCATTGTAGTTATGGAGAAAAATTCTCATTATGGTTTAGAGATAATGTAAGTGCTAATAATATAGCTTATGCTAATTTTGGATTACAAAGTGTTGAATACTCTCAACAAACATGGTTAGAATCTGTTTTAGGACCTACAGGATCATTCCAATTATTACATAATGATCAAAGTGAATTTTATGATGGTGAATTGCCTGGAACTACTATTGAAGTATCAAATGGTGAGTTAAATGAAGCTAATATATTTAAATATCCATCAACCTTAGAAATAAACTATAATATTGTTTTTTATAAAAGTAGTATAACATCATTGAATAATTTTACAAATATTCAAACTTCACCAAATCAAGGTGAAATATATTTATGGTATGATACAGGAAGTTATATAAATCCTGCACCAATTAACGAAAAATAAAAATAAAATATGCCAGCAGGAGGACAATTTGGACAAGTTTACGGACAAGGAGTTAAATATCTTAAAATTAATAGATTTGACTCTGGTGGATTAGATAGGTCAGATTATTTAGGGCAATTAACTAGTTTAACTATTAATTATGATGATTTAGGTCCTATAACTTATGATATTATAACTACACAAGAACAAGATGCTTATTTTATTTATGGGGTACAAACTAAAAATCAAGTAACATCTTCTGTAAATTTTAATGTAGTATCTCAATCTGTAGCGGTAAGAAGAACAGGATCTCTTTCAGTTTCTGATGAATTAAAAATACTAGGTTGGTTTGGTGACCTAGGAATATTACCAGGATTTAACACTATCACTTCAGGTAATGGAAATGTAATGGGCGGTGTTGGGCCAAATTATACTTATTTTGAATTATTTAGAACACCAAATGTTGAATTATCATTAATAGTCACTGGCTCATATAATTTAGGATCGCCAGGTAGACTAAATTTTTATTTCTGTCAACCTAATGATGATACAGGACAATCTGGTGCTACATATATAACATCATCAAATTCTCTCACAGGTGCTGGAACCTTAAATTTAAAATTTGATTACTTAAATAATAGTTTCACTGAAGGATATTATTTTTTAGGAATAGATACAGATGGTCCATCTGGAATATTTAGTAATGTAACAGTATTTTTATCTCAATCTCAAGCTCCATTATTTAATTACCCTACACTTACAATTTTTAATCCTGAATTTATAGATTGGGATTATAATGATTATAATGCTTTATTAGGAAATGCTGAAGGGCCTCAATTTTCATACAAATATATGGATATAGACTATTCTAATAGTCCTTTAACTCCTATTAATTTTGACTTAATAATATCCGGCACAGCAGATAGAGCACCAGTACAAGATTCAAATTACTCCTCAGCTGCTTGGTCTAATATAAGATATAAAGGATCAAGACAAAGCTCATATGATTTTAATAAACCTTTTTAAATATTTTAAATTATGTCTACTAATCCTTTAATTATATTGGATGATTTAAGTTATTATTATGGAACATCTCCTAGAGATCCTGTAGTAGAGCAAAATCAAACATATATGGCTTATTTTGATGGTATAGGAGGCACAGGCCCTGAACTTATAGATCAAACTGCTTATTTTATTAGATACATAATTGATACTAAAGGTAATATAACTAACCCTGCTCCTTTATTAAATATTACTGATCCTCAGGCTGCTCCTTTATATAATCTAATAGATAACTTTGAACCTGGTAAGAGAGCAGTTGTCAAATTAATAACAAATGACCCATTATTAACTGGTAACCCAAATGATAACTCATTAACAGGAATTCATAATATAACTCATGTTGGTAGAATAGTTCCTATTCTAATAAGTGAGACAGGAACTAGTATCCAAGATTATTTAGCTACCATGAGTTTTGGTTCCCCTACCGTTCCTGCTGTTGTACCAAATATAGAAGGTCAATTTCAAGCTAGTTTTTCCTCAGAAACCATTAGTGAGGGTAATGGATATAGTAATGATACTTATTATAATTTACCATACGCTACTACATTAACTGATTATACTAACACAGACGCATGGACTAATAGCTCCCCAGAGTTTATTATTTTATCTAGTTCAGCTCAAACTTTAACTAAAATTAAAGTTCAAGCCAAAATATGGGCTAGTTACCCACAATATTATGATCCTTATACAGACGCACCTATATATGATAATAATATTTTAACTTTACAAATATTACAAAATGGAAATCCAATAGTATCCCAAGAATTCACTATATCTTCTGGCACAAGCAATTATTCCACTATAGAATCACCATATGTGGATTATGAAGTTAATGATGAATTTAAAGTACAATTTAAAATACAAAATGTTGATTCTTATCATGCTTTAATATTACAAGGAGCAGGAGATGATAGATTTGAGAGTAGAATTAGATTTATTCAAGAATACTTACCTAATACCTCTTTTAATGGTTTAAATGCAGTGTATGCTCCATTTTTTCAAGGTAGTGTAAATGAACCTGCTGATAATGGAGGTAAATCAACTTTGATAATGACAGAAATTTTTTCTAATTTATACAATTCTGGATTAACCCAATATTTAACATCTGCTTCATTTGAGAATGGTTTAAATTTTTCACCTATAGCAATACCCTTTAGTGATATTAAATCTGGTGATTTTATAAGATTTGAATATAATAAAGAACAAGTTTATACAATAACTAAAGTATTTGAACTTTCTATCTATGGTGTAGATACAACTGCTGTAGAAATAACCCCATCTTTAACTAATTTAAATGGTTTTAATACTCAAACTATAAACATAAATCATTTTGTTGCCTATAGAGTGATAAATGATGGAACATATGTTGTCTTAGATATAAAAAAAGAAACTTCTGGAAATAGTTTTACAGGTATAATTCAACCTGAGTTTGTCTCTAAAGAATTAACAATTAATTATGACAAAATAATCACAGATCTAACACAAAAAGGAATAGTTTACTAATATTTATAATAAAATTAAAATAAAAAATGGGATTTCTTAATAACACAATAGTAACAGTTGATGCTATCTTAACAAGAAAAGGTAGAGAACTTTTAGCTAAAAATGATGGTTCTTTTAAAATCACTCAATTTGCCTTAGCTGATGATGAGATTGATTACACAATGTATAACCCAAACCACCCATCAGGATCAGCTTATTATGGTCAAGCAATTGACAACATGCCTTTATTAGAAGCTTTTCCTGATGAGACACAAGCAATGAAATATTTACTTACTACTTTACCAAGAGGTACATCTAAATTGCCTATTTTAGATATTGGTACTGTGGCTATTGCTTTGCCTCAAGGTGCCTCATTTAATATTCAACCTCAAACATTAAACTACTTAAACGGAACTAGTACATATGAATCATCAGGTTATGTAGCTATTATAGCTGATGTTAGATTAGCAAATACATTTGTAGGTACAGGTATTAATACAACTCAAGCTTCTTCATTAAATTCAACAACTACTCTTGGAACTAACGTGTCTAAGACAGTAATTGGTACTAATATTAGTATAACAGCTACAACTGTCAATGTTTTATTCCCAGCTGGTGTTGATCAAATTTCAACAACAATAACTGTGATAGGTAGAGATAGTGGAGCTAGAATAACAGTACCTTTTCAAGTAAATAAAAACACAACTTGTTAATAACATAAAAAAATTAAAATATGTCATTTAAAAGATTAGATCCTGAAGATTTTGTTGTAAGTGCTGATTCAATTACCTCTCCTGCTTGGTCAGGTGATGCACCTGCTTTATCTAACCTTTACACTTCATCAGTTCAAGAAGTAGGTACTAGTGGAAATTATTATCTAAATGTATATCAAACAGCATCAACAGATCCTTCAGCTCAGATACAATTTAATATAGCTTATGGTAACAAGTATGGTTCTGGTTCTATATTATATAACGCGGGAATTGATGGATTGTCTCCTACAAGAACTATTTATGGTCAATTCCGTAATTTAATATATGGAGATGAAAATACTGATTTTACATTTGGTGGTGTGCCTCAATCTGATTTTTACGCTATATCAATAGATAGAGCCCGTTATAAACAATCTTTATTCCCAGGCAGTTTAAACCTAACATTATTCTCAGGGTCATCTTATCGTATAAACTTAACAGACAATAGTTTAAATACTTCAACTATATCTTATTTAGATTGTGGTAGAGTATTCCAAATAGTATCAGGCAGCAATGGTTTAACTAACGCAACTAACCCAACTAACGCCATAGCAAACGGTATGACTGAGTCAGGATCATACGGTCTATTCCTCCCAGATATAGGAACTATTATTCTAAATGCTTCTGCTTTAGATTTACCCTCCTCTAAAGGTGGAATAGATCTTGGAACTTTAAGAAATAGTGACACTAATGATGGGAATAGTTCTAAATTATTTAGTAATAGTTCTAATAGAGGTTTAGTTTCTGGTAGCACTAACGTTAGTTCATTCTTTTTAAATAGTCAAGAAACAGTTACCTCAGATTTTGTATTTGTAAGAGCTAGAAATGGTGAATTCAATTATTCTGAAAACCCAAGTTTTATATCAGGAAGTAATGGATCTATTTTATATGATGTATTTATACAAAATCCTCAAACTTATATCACAACTGTAGGAATGTATAATGATAATAATGAGTTATTAGCTGTAGCTAAATTATCAAAACCACTTAAAAAAGATTTCACTAAAGAAGCATTAGTACGTGTTAAATTAGATTTTTAATGAATGGGTGCCTTCAAATCTTTAACCTCACAGGATGTTATTATAACACCATTTGTTGTCAATAAAAGTTTTTCTTTTATTGGATATACTGACTTTGAAGATAACAATATTGAAAGACTACAAGGTACTAACATAACTGGAAGTTTTAATATTTCTGAAGCTACAACAGGTATAAATGATAATTTTTATCAAAGAGATATATATAATATAGCTAAACAGTTATATTATACTAATGAGTTACCTAATCCTGAGGGTATTTATATTGTTACTGATTTAAACAATAATATAATTGAGAATAATACTAAAACTAATGTTCATAGTAGATTTGATAATTATTTAAATTCAACTTTACATTATAGTTCTTCATTTAGGTATTTCCCAACTGGTTCTGATGATGTTATAGCTGTATTATCTATACCTAATATATTGTATGGTGATTACATCAACCCAGGTAGTTTTGTTTTTCAACCTATTGGAGCAGGAAATTTATATAAAGATAACGGAGAAGGATATGTAGTTAATTATTATAATACTCAAGAAGTATTTGGTGTAATAAACTATCAACATGGAACAGTAATATTTACTAATCCTGATTTTGAATTTAGTGATTTCTTTGATCCTACTAATCCAACCGTTTATGTATCTTTTCAAAGTGCTAGAACTATTTATGAAACCCAATATAAATGTACTCTTAGAGAAAATGAATTTAATTATTCATTAAATCCTAGCATAATCTCAGGTAGTAATTTTACAAATCCTTTAAACTCATCTTGTTCTATAGATATTAGAGGTCAAGTATATGATTTTGTAACAGGTTCAGTCTGGACTCCATATGTAACAACTGTAGGGTTATATAATGAAAGTAATGAGTTATTAGCTGTAGCTAAATTATCTCAACCTTTACCAACAAGTAGAACTACGGATATGTCAATATTGATAAACTTAGATAAATAAAATGGCTTTACAACCTATAGAATTTGGAGATATCATAACTAATAATGATCTAATCACAACTAAATGTTGGTCAGATGGTACTTCATCATTAGGGAACTATGAAGGCAATATATTTACCTCATCAGTTCAAATTAATAGTAATACATATCCTTATTATTTAGACATATATAATTCAAATCCAGATACTGATCCTAATGCTGAAATACAATTTAGTCTAATATATGGAGATAAACAAGGATCAGGATCTGTTTTATATGACCCAAATATAGATGGTTTTTCTCCTTCAAGAACAATTTATGGTCAATTTCGAAATCTAATTTATGGTGATGAAAATGCTGAGTTCAATTATGGTGGAGTGACATCTGATTATTTTGTAGCAATTGTTATAAATAGAGACCGTTATCGACAATCTCTAATGCCTGGTAGTTTTAATATACAATTAAATGGTAGTCCTTTTACAGATGATAGTAATATGATTTCTGCTCCTAATTATCTAGATTGTGGTCGAGTATACCAAATAGTTAGTGGATATAGTGGATCAGGATCATATAATAATTATGGTTTATTCCTCCCAGACATTAGTACTATTGTATTTAATGGAGATGCTTTACCTTTTGCTATAGATAGAAGTAGTAATGTTAATAATGAAAATACTTTAAATTTTAAATCCCAAATTGATACATTTTCTCTTCTTAGTCAAGAAACAGTCACGTCAAACTATGTTTTTATAAGAGCTAGAAATAGTGAATTTAATTATTCAACAAATCCAAGTTTCATATCTGGTAGCACAGGTCAAGTATTATATAAAGAATTTGTTGATAGTCCACAAACGTATATAACAACAGTAGGTTTATATAATAATAATAATGATTTGTTAGCTATAGCTAAGTTAGGTAAACCTTATGCTAAAAATTTTACTAATGAAGCATTAGTTAAAATTAATTTAAATTATTAATCACAATGAATAATTGGTTTTGGTATGAAAATATGGGAATTAAACAGTTTACTACTATTGAAGATTTCCCAGAAAATAGTTTTGGATTTATATATAAAATTACTAATCAAATAACAGGTAAATTTTATATCGGTAAAAAAAGTCTTTATCATAATATAAAGAAAAAATTAACCAAAAAAGAATTAGCTGAACAAACAGGACCAGGTAGAAAATCAGCCACTAAAAGAATTCAAAAAGAATCTGATTGGATAACATATTGGGGTTCTAATAAAGAAATATTAGAAGAAATAAAAATTAAAGGTAATTTAGCATTCCAAAGGGAAATCCTTAAGATAGTTAACACCAAAAAAGAATTAACATACTGGGAAATAGCGTACCAATGCCAGTATAATGTATTACTTATAGATAGTTACAATGATAATATATTAGGAAAGTTTTTTAAAAAAGATTTCGCTTCCTAGATAGTTTTTCATATCTTATACAAGTATGGTAAACCAGTTATTAATAACCCTAGTGGATTCTGTTTTAGGTAAAGGTAAAAATACCTCTAAAAACAATCGAGCATATACTTGTCCTTTCTGTAAACATCATAAACCTAAACTTGAAGTAAACATGGATACTAATGCTAAAGGTGACAATCCTTGGCATTGTTGGGTATGTAACACAAAAGGTAGAAAATTATCACGTTTATTCAAACATTTAGAAGTACCATTAGATAAATTACAATCTTTACAATCCCTAGTAGGGACCTCTAAATCAGAACATGTAGAAGTTAATTTAGAGCAGGTTAAATTACCTGAAGAATTTATTCCGCTAATTGATGTAACTTCAAATAATATCGTTGGTAGACGCGCTTTAGTCTACCTAAAACGTCGCGGTATTACTAAATACGATATCCTAAAATACAATATTGGCTATTGTGAGCATGGACCTTATTCTAATATGATTGTCATACCTTCATATGATGAAAAAGGCAATTTAAATTATTTTACTTCTAGAGGATTTGAAGAATTTTCTAGATCTAAATATAAAAATCCAAATGTATCAAGAAATATTGTTCCGTTTGAATTTTTTATAAATTGGAATGTACCTATCATCT